CCGGTTTAACTGCTGCTATGGGTGCGTTCGGCGTAGCTGTGCATCTAGCTACCGGGCCGGTGGGGATTATTATATTAGCTATTACTGCCCTGGTAGCAGCTGGTATTGCCCTCTGGCAGAATTGGGACAAGATAAGTAATTGGTTTAAAAAGTCATTCATCAGTGTAAAGATTTATTTTCTCAAGCAAGTTGATGATATTCTGAAATCCTTGCAAAAGTTACTCGGTTGGATACCTGGCCTTGGTAAAAAGATAGACGAGGCGCGGGATAGCATCGCTAACATGATAAACGCCGAGAAGGTAAAACGCGATACATTGGCTGTTGAGAAATCTATCAGGGAGTTGGAAGAGGCGTCTAAGAAAGGGGCAGAAACCATTGATACTACGTTAGTGCCTGCACTGGGTGAGCGTATACCTGATGCCGCAGATAAGACTAACGAGGCACTTAGTGAAACTACTAGGATAGCTGAAGAACACGCTGCCAGGTTGCGTCAGTGGGCGCTAGATGCACAGGGATATGCCGACGCTGCCAGGATAGCTACTGAGGAAGCCGCCGCAAGGGAAGCAGCAGAATTAGCGGCCAGTAGACCCCCTGAATACGGCCCGGGACAGGCGAACAAAGACTGGGCATCAGGTGTTCAAGCCCAAATCAAGGTTGACCAGTTAAAGGCACTTGGATTAGCCAAGGGAGGCGGGAACATCGGGGAGATACTCGGTTTACTATTGACTACTCCTATACACAGGCTGCAAGGGGTTGGTATTGGGGGGCAGGCACAGGCTGCCTACGGTATGAAGATAGGCGAGATAATGAGCCACTATATCGGTCAGACCGAGGGCGAAGACCCCTATACTGCACTGATTCGTTACATGGGTAAATTCGGTATAGCCGGCGCAACACAGGGAACGGCTAATATCACCATCAACGTGGGTGACGAGCAGGTGGCCAGGATAGTAGGCGCGTCGCTGGTAAACGATATCACGTTAAGTACAGGATTGGCATAATGGAAATAACTATCAATGGTGTTTCTGTCTATGTGAAGAAGTACTCAAGTAATATCCGTGACCGGGTAGAGGAGCGGAGTGTTGCATCGTTTGTCGTATCAGATGCAGATGAGACACACCACTTCGTTGAGGGGTATCCGGTCATTATTACTGATAGCGGTAATACTCTGTTTGCCGGTGTGGTACACACCTCTACTGAGAAATGGATGTCACCTGCCAAGGGGCTGTACCATGTTGTGCAGTGTAAAGACTGGCATTACCTTGCCGATAAACGGCTGGTGGCCGAATCTTACACAGGGAGGACCTGCAAGTTCATCGTAGAGGATATAATCACCAAATACCTGTCAGCCGAGGGTGTCTCAGCCGGGACCATACAGACAGGGCCGACTATTAAAGAGGCGGTGCTCCCTTATGTTAGGGCTTCCGACGTTCTGGATAAACTAGCAGAGCGGGCCGGGTTCACCTGGCATATTAACAGTGCCAAGAAGTTGTATTTTGTAGCGAGAACCACCACAGCAGCGCCGTTCAGTATCACTCAGCACATGCTGAAACACTCAAGCGGTATAACTCATGGCAATCCTAAATATCGCAACAGGCAATACCTCCGTGGAGGCAAGGCCGTTACTACTGAGCAGACAGAGACATTCACCGCCGATGGCGTTATACAGACATTCGCTGTGGGGTATCCACTGGCTAAAGTACCGACCTCTATCAAAGAGGATGCGGCAGGTATGACGTTCGGCATCAAGGGTATTGACACCGCAAAGGACTATTACTGGTCTAAGGGTGACGAGGTTATTGTAGCCGCTGTTGCGCCAGCCAATGGCGTAGCTGTAGAGATAAAATACTACGGGCAGTATGACATATTAGTGCTAGTCGAGAATGATGCCGAGGTTGCCGCCCGTGCTGCGATTGAAGGTGCCGGGACGGGTTATGTTGAAGCCATAGACGATGATACCTCTATTGTTGACAAAGACGATGCGATAGATGCTGCCGAAGCCAAGCTGGACAAATACAGTATGGCAGGTAAGCAGGTAAGGTTCGACATTATCACCTACGGACTGGCGCCGGGGCAATTAGTCCCGGTTACTACAGCCAGATATGATTTAAGTTTTGCTGATTTACTGGTCACTGAGGTTAATACCGTATCAACAGACATAGGGTTAGTCTATAAAATTACCGCTGTAAAGGGGCCGGTCATTGGAGGCTGGGAGAAGTTCTTTGGTGACATGATAAAAAGCAAAGACGATGTAAGGCTCACTGTAGGTGACGCCAACCAGATACTGATTATAATGGCGCCGTATGACGAGAACTGGGAGTGGTCGGAGTCGGTTACCGAGACCGTCTGGGCCTGCTCTGTCCCGTCAGCTACATTATATCCGTCAGCTACACTATATCCGTGTTAGGAGATGCCGATGATATCAAACTGGAAACAAAGAGTTAATGTCAAGGTAACAGCGCGAGACCTCGAAGGTAATATCCTTGACGTGCAGTATTTTAAAAACCTGATTCCCACTGTTGGGTTCAATATGACGCGTGATGGGCTGTATGGTAGTGTTACCGACTTTGAAATTAAGTACTTAGCGGTTGGCAGCGATAATACAGCTCCGGCACTGGCTGATGCTACCCTGGGAACAGAGACGTTCCGTAAAGTCACCACGTCCCATGATAACGCAACTGACGCGCAGCATATACATATAGTATATATAGCACCCGCCGAGGCGGTAGGCGCTATTGAGGAATTGGGCTGGTTCGCCGGGGCAGCAGCCGGGGCCGGCGCCGACAGCGGAATAATGATATCCCGGGTTCTATATTCAAGGAATAAAACTAACTTAGAAAGTATCCAGGTAGAGAGAACGGATACCTTCGCGGAAGGATAAACTAGCTAAACGTAGTTTGATAGCTTCAATTACTTTAGGCAAATCGGCTTCTACCTCTTGATTTGTGAAGCGAACAATATCATCTAAATCAGATTGTTTTATCATATTCCCATTATACACCATTGGAGGTGAAATGTATACTAAAACAACGTGGGTGGCAGGGGTAGCGCCGGGGATAAGCGCCGCTAACCTGAATAACCTTGAGACGCAGTATGAAGAAGTAGGGGCGATACTAACCACGCGGGGTGATATATTCTTCCGCAACGCTACCGTGCTGGCGAGACTGGCGGCAGGCACAACAGGGCGCGGTTTGGCGCAGGGAGCTAACGACCCCGAGTGGACTGGAGTATTCCCGACCGTAGTTCTCAAGGCATCTGACGAGACAGTAAACAACAGTAACGCTCTCCAGGACGATGACGACCTTGTGTCAGCGGTAGCAGCCAATACAAATTATATATTCAGGTTCGTGCTGTTCTTTACCGGCAACATTGCTGCCGACATTAAATTTGCTATCACGGTTCCAGCGGCGGTGACTTTTCTCAGGTGGGGTTCAGGGCAGATGAAATATAACGTAGACGGCTATAATATAAGTATGTCCCCCGTTGTCGCTGCGTCAGGAACGTCTACCCCAGTAGCAAGCAGGGGCGCTACAGAAGCCCAGTTTATTATTGACGGCGTATTGAGCAACGGTGCTAACGCAGGTAATCTTCAGTTACAGTGGGCACAGAACGTAGCTAACGCCTCTGATACCCAGGTATTGCCCGGCTCGTCTCTGACAGTCTGGGAGGTGGTGTAAATGGAATATTTATATTACTACAGCAATCTTATTGAGCGTAAGTCTCAGATATCAATAGCCGAGGGTCTCGGCCTGCGTATGCTGCACGACAACTTCGACCCGTCCTGGGTGAGGGGCGAAGAACCACGGGGCACTATGACATTTACCGATGAGCATGAGGAGACTGTCGGCAGCACAGAGCCCCCACGTTCTACCCACTTTGCCAAGATAGTCGGTATAGATGTAAACGCAACCAAACCCCTGTCAGTAGTGAGAGAGTGGGGCGGTGAGCTTTTTTACTTCGGCTGTTTAGTAACACAGGATATTGTAGACGGGTATATAGCCGGTAAAATAGGTGTTGATGATTATGTATTAGTCCACTTTGACGAT